ACTCCACCGTCCTGCGTTATATATCGCACCGGCTCGAACGTCATAGGACTGTTCCTTCTCTACGTGTGTACCGCCGCCACTGACACCGGCGCCGCTTACGCCTGTATCAGGCGAGAAGTCATATGACGGTATCTGTGTATTGTTAACAGCGGCTTCTGCGGCTTGCCGTTGAGCTTCCGCATCGGCGAAGTCTTTCCCGCCGCCCGCATTATACCAATTCGAATACTCAGCGGCGTAGGTGGCTGTTCCTTCTTCGACTCGTTCTTCTGTCGCGCCACCGTTAGCTCGTGAGCCCTGACCTGTCGGGTCGGCGGCCACGTCAGCGTTACCGCCTTCGCCGTCCTTCTGTCTCCAGATACTACCGTCGTGAGCCGTATAAGTGTAACCATCGTCACCCGTCCAGGTGTTCTTCTGCGCCGCTTCGTACTTAGCATTGAAATATTTATACGCACAGTACGCCGCATATAGTGCGGCCGCCGCTACGCCCATCCAACCGCCTGCAAGGCTGAACAGGGCACTGGTGACTCGTCCGATCGCCCCCGGCAATCGGGCAAGACCTGCTGCGCTTCTCTGTGACGCCAGGACACCTGCAACCCCTGCCTTTTCGTGTGCTCCTGCAAGGGCTATCGTCGCTTCAGTCGTCGTCACGGTAGCCGCTGTCGCCACCTCACTGGCTCTTGCCGAGGCTGCTCCTGCCTCCGTAGCTGATTCAGCGACTTCCGCATTACTTACGATGAGCCGCTCGTTCGCCGTCACTTCTGTGGCTGTGGCGGCTTCTTTAATAGTTGCCGCCTCACGAGCCGCCGCACCGACGGCCACTTCAGACTCAGCTACTTCTGCGTTACTTGTAATGACGGCGGTATTCGCTTCGATTTTAGCGGCCGCCGCCGCATCAGCCGTATAAGTCGAGGCCTTCACGGACTCCGATACCACGGCAGCACTTTTTTCGGCTTCTACGTTGACCGCCGCAAAGGCTCTTGTCATTTCTACTCGAATTCGTTCGGCCGCCTGTGCTGACTCCAGTCCTATCTGGGTAAACTTCTCAGCCATGAACATTTGTGTCTCTTCAGCTGAGAGGTTCTGCTGATTAGCTGTCTTTACCGCTTCTCGCCTCATCTGTGCGTACATGCGATCGCTATCGGCGATAGCCTTATTAATTCTTCGTTCTTGAGCCTTGGTAAGGGCTTGTTGTTGTGCGTCTGCCGTTCGGTCGGCTACGGTATCTCGTACCGAGCTTACAACACCACCAATGACGCTTGCTCCCTTCTTGGCAAGCTTCAACGCTTCATAAGCGGCTACAAGCTTCGTGACGGTGACGATGACGGTGCTGATTTCGTCCTTGTTCTGACGAATGAAGTTCGCGGTGTGCGACAGCCCGTCCATGACTTGAGGAAGTATCTCCATGACAAGCGGCGCGAGGGCTCCCCCGGCTACCGTGCCGAGCTTACTGAACTGCATGTTGACTTCCTGTATCTGCATGTATGCTTCATGCATTTGCTTCGGGTCAAGCCCGGTGCCTTTAATCTTCGAGACACGCTGCGCCGCTTCTTCATAATTGAGAAGGGTCTTCGTCAGAGCGAGCCCTCTTGTGCCGAGAGTAGCCATGAGGAACTCTTGACCCTGTCCCGCCTCGTTAGCCGCTTTATATCCCTTGGCCAAGACAGCGAGCTGTTCGTTCATCGGCTTCATCTTGCCTGTAGAGTCCGTGAGTGACAGCCCCATCTGCGATAAGACGGCGGCCGCCTTCTGACCCTCAGCGGTATTATTAGCGAGGTTCTTGTCGAGTCTCATAATCGACTTAGCGGCTGTCTCTACGTCGCCGCCTGTCATCTTGAGTACGCCTGAGAGCTTAGCCGCTTCAGCTGTCGTGAGGTTGAATCGCTGTTGTACTTGGTATAGCGACTCGCCCGCATTGACGGCGCTTTCCACAATAGCGTTCAGACCGAAACCCGCCGCTGCAATGCCCGCAAACTTCGTAAGGCTTCCGAGCATAGAGTTGACCTTGCCCGTCGCCGTATCGACGCTTCCCGAGAATTCGTTTATCGGACTGGCCGAGAAGGTCTTTTGTATTTCTTGTTTTGTTTTGTTGAGCTCCGAGGACAGCCCGCTGCCGTCCGCTCCAATCTTAATAAGTAAATCTGCAACAGTTGCCAATGGCTATCCCCCTTTACATGCCGAAGGCTTTCATGAGTTCTTCTTTGTCTTCTTTTGGGTCGGGCTTAGCGTCCGGGTAGAGAGGCGCCAGTATATCAGCCGGTGTGAGCGAAGAGTTTTCTCCGAGGTGAGGCTTCATCTGCCAATACGTGAAGTAGGCGTTCATCTCATCTCGTTCTCGCTTACGCCTGAGGTGTCCCTGTACCATAGCGTTGAATTCTCGTATCTGCATTTCTTCGAATTCATATGGCTTGAGGTTTAGCATGCCGTAAGCGACAGGTTCAGCCGCCTCGACCCATTCTTCCATCGAACCGACGACTACCGTTCCTTCTTCTTTGGTGTCGTCGGTTCGGCGTTTTTTGCCTTACCCGTGTCGGGTTTGAATTTGACCTTGTTGTAGAGCCCCGTATCGAATATCAGCTGAATAACAAAGCCGCCGAGGTCGTCCATGGTCTGACCTTCGACAGCGCAGTATTCATCAATGAGGTCGTATAACTCATCGTCGGACCGTTGACTATGACGTTCGTCATGCAGTGCGTACCGCAGTACAGCCATGACGAGGTCAATGCCGAGGTTCGCTGTCATTCGAGAGACCACGGCAATCGAACTGGCGTCAAATATCGACAAGAGAGACTGGCTAATTTCCCGTTCTATCATTCGCATATCTTTAATCGTAAGATACGCTTCATATCGTTTATCACCGACGGTGAGCGTCCGTGTTGTTTTCATGTTCATGTCTCCTTTTTACGGATAATAATAAAAAAGAGCGGCCTTTCGACCGCTCCTTCTTTCACTTCTATTAAGCCGTGACTTTGAGCTTATACGTAAGCTTGACATCGGCCGTAATCGTAATCGTAATGAGATTGTCGCCGACTACGATGTGGTCCTTAAGTGCTCCCGTCTTTAAGAGCTTCAGGGCACCTTGACTGTAAGTGTAGTCAGTTTCCTGGTACAATTTTGTGCCGTCGGCCATAATTACAGAACGTACATTGGCTTCAGCCGGTGTAATCGCAATCGAGATATCGTTGAGGGCTGCCTTCGATACCGTGCTGGTAGACGCACCGAGGTTCGGTACGGCAGACAGCTTCTGAATATCAGAGATAGCGCCTTTTCCTTCGAATGTAACCTTCAAAGTAGAAACGCCACTATAGCTGTGGTCTTCATCAAGCGTTGTAACGGACGCCCAACCAGTACGGTAAGATCCGTCCGGATATTCTTGACGAATGAATACGGGCTTACGGTTGTTGAAGCGGTTCTCTAAGATTTCGACTGCTTCGTCGTTCATAACATACAGCCCTTCATAAGACATAGTCCAGTTGAGCATACCGGGCAACTTATCACCGTAGTTACCGCTGTCTTTCGACGTAGCGTCGATAGAATCGGCCTTACGGGACAACGGGTTATTACGCTGACCGCCTAAGAGCAGCCACGTCGGAGCGTTATCCAGGGCAATGTAGACCAGGGTATCCTTACCCGCTACGGCCGTTGTGTTGTCTTCCATGACAGGAAGGTTCTTGATTTTATCTTCTGTTAACATTATTGTCCTCCTTAATTTAATTCTTGTTGAAGTACCCACTCAACGGACAGGACTCCGTGATAAGCACTCGTCTTATCGGCATAGAGCTCCTGATACGCCTGATACTGCGATATGGTCGCTGTACCTATCTGCGTATATCCGTTGAGATTCAGGTCGTACTTCGTGAGTAAATGAACGACATCATCAAGAATGTCGTTTACTTCTTTCTTTCCTTTGCCTTTCGTCCATACGTGTATCTGTTGAGATACCGTATGATACACCGTTGTCTTGTTCTCGTTTACGGGTGAGCCATGAAACTCTCCGAGAACGATATACGGCATGTGCTCGGGTCCTGTCGGGACACTGTCATACGTCGGTATCGTCTGCCCTGTCGAGAGCAGTTGATAGACGTTTTGTTGTACCGCATTGAACGGGATTCTACTTATCACGAATAATAGCCTCCTTAATCGCCGACTCGATAGACGGCCGTACGAAGTCGATAGCGGGCTTCATGAACGGATGAGCCGCACGAGCCGGTATGACGGCCTTCGCCATGAACCAACCCGTCGCTCCGGGGGCAAGGGCTTTCTTCTTCTTCGGCACAATGACCGCACCGCCCGTCCCGTATTCGATGAAGTGTGCTATCTTGTTCTTCGTATAGACCTTAGCGGCTGTCGACTTCTCAGAGTTCACGAACTCTAAGTGAATCTGACTGGCGAGTTTTCCTGTGTCTTTCGGCACAAGCTCAATCGCCTTAGCCTGAACTTCAGCGGCCTTCTGCCGCACCACGTCACGGATCCGTTCCTTCGTCAGGTCATTAAACTTCGACAGGTCAGCCGTCGCTTTAAAGGTCACGTCGTCAAGATTCGTCTTAATATACATAGGGCTCTCCTATCCGTGGTGTTCGACGGCCGTACACGTCAGCGTCATCATATCTCGACGCTCTCCGTATTCGATATGAATGATGCGGTATCGTACGTTTTTATATTCGACCTGCCAGTCGTACCCGACGTCCTCACGGTATCGAATTGTAATACCTTGAGTAATACCCGCTACAGGACCGCCACCCGCTTCACCGTCCCAGAACCTCGGCTTCAGGACCTGAGCCCATACGGTATTGACGAAGTCCATGCGTTCTTCATAGCCGCCCTGACCGTCAGACTCGACGGCGGGTCTATAGAGCCCCACCCGTGACCTGAGGTCGGATACGGTTGTCATTATTTCTTGCCTTTCTTCGATTCTTCTTCAGCCGGTTCCTCAACAGGCTGTTCTTCAACAGGCTGTTCTTCAACTACGGGGGCTTCTTCTGTCGGAATCGCATATCCGAAGTGGACATGCTGTTCGATTTCTTCTTCTGTTCCCGTAATGATATCGTCGACTTCATAGAATTCGTTCTTATATACGCACGGTTCAATGACCTTAGCGTGTTGAATTACCTCACTCACTTTATTCGCTCCTTTCGGCTTCAATCTGAAGTAGCTGTGCGGTCACGGTGAACGGAAGCTCCGTCGTACTACCGACGAGCCCCCTGTTATCGTACCAATGAGCTACTATCATCTTCAGTGTTAACAGATGACGGGCGTTCGTCTCATCGAACGTAACGCCCGTGCCTGTCTGAATATACTGCTTGGCTGCGTCTATCATGCCCTGAATGACCTCATCTTCCGTATAGTCATCGACTCGCAGATAGAGCTTTACGTCATTCAGTAACATAATTTTCAGCTCCTAAACGGTCAGTTCGCCGAATACAACGGCTTTGTCATCGAACTTCTGAACGTCGATACGTGTTACAGCCTTCACGTCGTAGCTGTCACGCTTCCATGCGTCGCCGCCAACGGACGTACCTGTGAGCGTTGTAGCCTGACGGTCGAAGAGGACGACTGCGTCCGTGAAGCTACCGATGATGACCGGTGCTTTCTTCGCACTTGCTACAGACGTGTCGGTCGGCAGGACCTTATTCGATACAACCGTTACGGGCTTACCGAACAAGAGCTTTTGAGTCGAGTCCAGCGGATTGGGCTGTAAGAGGTAGCGGCCGTCCGTGTCCTTTTGCTTATCGAGGAAGTTGAAGCCGTCCTGGTTGGTGAGCACCGAAGACATCAAGGAAATCGTCGGGTCGAGTGTGACGTTCAAGATTTCTTTGATACCGTCCAAGTTCGTCAAAGGTGCCTTCGTAAGCGTCTTGAGAACAGCCAAAATCTGAGCGTTTTCCGTCGCTACAGACTTCTTCGCAAGCCATCCGTTTACATATGCTAAGAGATTCTGGTCAGAATCTGCCAAGAGTTCTTCAGAGATAGGAAGAATCCCTGCGAACTTCTTAATAGCGTACTTAACTTGGGTAAACTTCGGTCCGTCGATTTCACCGATAGCGGCAAGCTCTGCGACAGATGCAAACGGCGTCATGTCGGACGCTTTTTCAAGCACTCTCGTGCCGCTCATCGTGTTTACGTTTTCAACACGAACTAATGCAGACAGCGGATTCAAAGCACGCTTTAATTCGTTAATCTTCGTCTGTTCGTCCGTCGGAACGATGAAGCCGCCCGCTTCTCCCGCGCCTTCGTTCATGTTCGCCGCATTACGTACGGCCATAGACTTAGCGAAGGATAATTCCGTATCGCTGAGAGAATCGTGACGATTACGCAAGAGCTGAGCGAATACGTGAGTCGTGTCAACGTCTTTCGCTTCTTCGCTCGGTTGCGTACCGCCGAACGGAGCAGCCGCGGGAACGACGTCGTTCATCGTCTGAACGATATCGAACTCACGACGGATCGCTTTGAGTTCTTCTGTTGCAGATTCTGCTTCATCGATGCGGTTATCCGCTAAAAGGTTTTGAATCTTGGTCTGTTTTTCGGCCATTAACTGGCGCAATTCTCTTTCTTTTTCTGTCAAGGTGTGTTCCTCCTTATTTAAGTAATTCGAGTTCAACTTGAAGCCGACGAATACGTTCATCGGTATTGTCGGTCGGCTTTTCTTCTTCTGTGGCGGTCTTAGCCGCCTTCACGGCTTCAGGCATAGCCTTAAAGCCTAGGCCCTTGCTGCACGCTACGAGCTGAACAGCGGAGTCTTCGACGGTGATATCGAACAACTCGGCCGCTTCGGCTGCCGCGTACCAAGTCTCAGCTTCTACAGCATCGTGAATCATCTCATCCGTCGTGCCGTCTTTCGCCTTATTACGATAGACCTGTTCAATGCCGTCCTGGACCGTGTCAAGCATGGTCGCTACTCTTAGCATATCGTCGGCGTCACCGCAGCAGGCCGCGCTCGGCTTATGAATCATCAGGAAGGTGTTGTTCGGCATTCTGACTTCATCACATGCAAACAGTATGACACTCGCAATAGAAGCCGCCCACCCATCAACCACGCCGACGGTATGCCCGTCATGCCTTCGTATCATATTCGCAATGGCCATACCTGCGGGTACGCTGCCGCCGTCGCTGTTGACGTAGATTGTAAGGTCTTTACCTTTCAGCGCTTCGAGGCTATCTCGTACATCAACCGGCAGCACATACCCCGCGAACGTATTCCCGTCGTAGTCCGACAGCCACGCCTTAGCGTCATCATCGATGACGTCGCCGTGAATGTAGACGTCTGCGGACTGTTCCGTCTCGTTGCGAATATTAAAACAACTTAATCGCTTCATTCCCCCTCACCTCCTTTCGGCGGTGTATCAATCGGCTTGCCGAGGTTCTCCAGGGTCGTATAATTCAGCGATACGAAGTGCTTATCGCCGTCAGTGCCGATGCCGTCCATTTCTTCCATCTCACGAATTTCATTAATCGTGTAGATACCGTTGTTGAGCATGTCTCGGTAGTATCCGGCACGGGCGGTACTGTCTCCTCGGAGCTCGGCGGCCGCATTGAACTTGACATAAAAAGAAGCCCTTTCCTTATCGGTAAAGAGCTTATAATTTATTTCCTGTTCCCACTGAGTAAATATCGGTAGCAGAGTGGTTTTAATGTAGTCAAGACCCATCGCTTCAGCATTAGCGTATGTAGCTCGGTCGAGCTGTGCCAACTTATGAGGCGGCACTCGATAGACCTTGGCTACTTCAGTAATGCCGAACTTCTGTGTATCAAGAAATTGAGCCTGGTCAAGTTGCATACCAAGCTGTTGGAAGTCTAGGCCGACGTCGAGGACCGCTACGTGCCCGGCGTTGTTCGTGCCGGCGTTTAGCTTTTCCCATTCTTCTCGAATCTTCTGTTTGGCTTCAGCGTTTAATTTGGTCGCCGTCTTAAGGACCCCGCTCGAGAGCGTACCGTTGCGGTAGAAGTCACTGATGAAGGACTTTATCGCATTCTGACTGTCGAGCTCATCGACCAAAGTCTTCCACGGCGGCGTGCCTATAATGCCGTCCTTCGTGAAGGATTTAAAATGGAGAACGTCTTCAGGCTGAAGGTCAAACACGTCGCCTCGGGCGTTCTGTGTTCGGTACTGGAGCTTGCCCGTCGACACGTCTAAAGCGACGGAAGTTCGCACCGGGTCGAGCGGCCATAGTGCCGTAGGGTATCCGTCCTTTCCCCATTCTATATAAGCTATCCCGTTGCCGTAGATACCTACGTGGCCTTGAATCGTCTGTTTAAAGACGAAGGCCGACATGAACGGGTTCGGACGTTCATATAGTAACTTAGCAACGGGATGCGCCATACCGAGGTCTTTCTTTTGCTTATTAAACGTGTGAATCGGAAGCTTACCGACGTCATCAGCAAGTATCGACACACACGCCGATACGTTCGAGTTCTTCGCCGCCTTCTCGGGTGTCACTGTCGAGCTGCCGCCCAGGGCATCGATAAGCCACTGTGCAGGATTCGACAAGGTACCGCTGTCGCCACCCGTAAAGAGCTGACCCGACGCTCCTCGATTCTGTATCCAGTTACGAACGAACATCGTCATCTACTCCTTTACTTCGGCCGTATGTGTAGCTTATAAGGTACGCACCGGATAAGCACTCAACGGCCGCCGTGTACAAAGCGACCACAGGGCTTACGTATGCACCGGCAATCACCAACAAGATGAAGCCCGTTATAAGCAGTAGGTCATCAATATATTTTCGAATTATTGTCATTGGTTTCTCCTTATAAACTGAAGTCGTCGGACAGTACATAATCGCTCATATCTTCTTCAGCTGTAACTCGTGCACGGCTGAAGGCGTTAATGACTGCCGCTATCGGGTCGATGCGGTTCGTCGACTTCTCCTTGTCGAGGATAATATTCTCGTTATGGTCCCGTTTCGTTACCGCATTGCTGACTGCCCAGTCAAGAAGCGGATTCGGTTCATGAAGAATGTTCCCCCGGTAAGCCTCTTCTCGGAACGCTTTCGTCGGTTCTGATAAGGTCCGCATCCCTTGTCTGACCTCTACGGTCGTAATGCCCTGGGCATCAAAATCTTGTGCAAAGTGTGTCGCATTATAAGGGTCATAGCATAGCTCCTTCACGTTCACTCCGAGGTCGTCGGTCGTCTCATGTATCCACGACTCAATGAAGCGGTAGTCGACGACGTCACCCGGTGTAATCGTAAGGTACCCCGCCTTCGCCCAAGTACGATACGGGACCTTGTCGGTCTTCTCATGAACGGCGACGGTATCTTCAGGTATGAAACCGTGTGCCCTGACTACGTACTTGGCCGTACCGTCGACGTCAATCGGTAATATGATTGCCGCCGCCGTCAGGTCAATCCGCTTCGACAAGTCAATGCCGACATATGCGGGTCTGCCGTACAGGTCGACGGGTATCTCCGTAATCGCTCCCCGTTCTTTCCATTTCGCCATGTCCATATACGACATAGCGGACTGATTGACCCATAGGTTCATGTTCTTGGTGAGGAACGACTCCATCTTCTCAGGGCTCTCTAGAGCCGAGGCTAACTTACTGCGAATGTTCGCCAGGCCTTCGGGATAAGTCGCCGCTATCGGATTCGCCTTCACCCAACACTCTTCGTCTTTGACATCATCTATGAGGTTTCCTTCCTGGTCTCGGTCAAGCTCATTGACCATGCAGAAGTAATCGGCTACGTCGAAGTCGAGCGACGGGTCGAGTATCTTCTCAACAAGCGGGTACTCAACTCGGTAACAGGGACCTCCGAAGTTCGTACCCGCCGTCGTAATAATAAAAAGAAGCGGCTGCCGTCTGGCAACCATGCCGGTGTTAATAACTTCAAGAATCTCGTCAGTCGGATGTGCGTGGTATTCATCGATAAGCCCGCATTGAGGGTTGAGACCATCGCCGGTCTTCCCGTCGTCTTTCGATAGGGCTCTTAGGATTGAATCACTCTTCGGATGACGAATGACGCCATACGACTCGTGCCATTTACCCTTAAGAAGCGGGCACCGCTTCAGCATAGCCACGACTTCATTGTATATAATCTTGGCCTGCATCGACTTCGTCGCACCGATATAGACTTCACTCATCGGCTCGCCGAGAGCCATAAGCTCATAATCGCCGACGATTGCCAGCGATTGTGACTTTGCATTCTTCCTGGCTACCTGCCAGTAGGCCTTGCGGAACCGCCTGAGTCCTGTCTCCTGGTGTACCCACCCGTACACATTACCGAAGATGAACCTCTGTATCGGAGTGAACTCGATAGGCTCACCGGCGAGAACGCCTTTCGTATGCTTGTGAAGCGCGGCCCACTCGAAGAACCGCAAGGCTTTCTCTTCGTCGAAGATGTACGGGAAGTCTTTCGTTCCCGATTTTTTTAAATCCTTGAGGAACCGCTCGCACGCCCAACGGTGCTTCTGGCAGACGTGCCATGTGTCGGCTATACAGTCTTTACTGTATTGAATGAGTTCATCGGTAAGCGTCATACATTACCGAACCCCTTTCCTGCCAAGGGATCCTCTTCTTTTACTTCCTTCTTCGGAATGTTCCGGACCTTGGCCAGGGGATTAAGGAACAGTCGGTCTTCCATTTGAACGAGTGCTGACATCTTAGCGTTCAGTGCCTTATCAACGGCAATCACTCCCGACACCGAGAACACGTACTCAATCTTCTCGAACATTTTGGCGGCCGTCCTCGGAGAATATTTCCCTTCCAGGGCCTTCACCATATCGACGTCCTCTCCGTTCTCAGTGTCGACTCGGATTGTCGCACAGACCTTTCGGTGTTCGGTGAGATTGATATATTCGGAGAACGCCATGCAGTATCGAGCCATCAGTCCGACGTCCGCAGAACTTACGAAGTCTATGTCCTTATAGAGCTTGACGATTTCTTTCCACTTCTTGTAAGCGTTCTTATCTTGACGAACGTAACTCGGGCAAACCAGTTTGTGTTCGCCGAGTTTCACTTCGGACTTTTTCCGCTGTTCAATTTCGGCCTTCGTCAAGTGCCGTTTGTTCCCGTTGAGCAGATGAAGCTCAATCGGTTTAGCCGGACGTCCTGCCATAGCGCCATCCTCCTTTCTCAGATTCCCTATCATTTCACGAAATTTTTACAAAGAAGAGACCGCCACGGTCTGGGCTTCGCGCCTCAGAACTTTTTTTCACCGGGGGGCCTCTTCTCATTCTCAATTAAATTTATATTTTCTCAATTACAAGAACGGTTGCCGAAGCCTCCGTCCTCTCTCGCTGTCTTACGGTTATGACATACATGATTCATAGCTTGCCAGTTCTTCATATCCCAGAACAGCTTCTGATTCCCTCTATGCGGAATGATGTGGTCTACCACGTCCGCGGGTAACGGCTGTCCTGATGCCCTACACCGTTCACACTCACACGTCGGGTGCTCGGCGAGAAAGGCAAGCCTGGCTTTCGCCCATTTCGACCCGTAGCCTCTTTTAGCCGCGCTCTCTCTTCGGTCGTCATATGAAGTCTTACGGTGTTTCTCACAATATCGGTCTCTCGTAAGCTCCTGACAACCGGGATAGAAGCACACGTGCATACTCTTCCTCGGCATCGGATCACCTCCGTGAGCCATAACGAGATGTGTTCATGACGTCTTTGGCTGCCACATAGCACTTGCACTTGCCCGTCCCGCCGATTCGGATTGCGTTAGCAGAGCATGTACCTTTGTTATTGTTAAGGCAGGACTTGCAACAGCAATGTACTTGTGTCTTGTGTTCGGTCATGGACAACCTCATCATGGCTCAAATAAAAGTGGCGGCATCTTGGAGGAAGAACGCCACCGGCCTGTAAAATAAAACTACACTAGAATAATAATAGTGCTTTACGCACTTTTCACACATACATCATACCACGTCAAGCATTGGACATTTAATCACCCCCCCTAGAAAATTTTTTGAAAGCTTTTCAAGGCTCGGTAATACAATTTCCACACACTCTGCCACGTGATGTTCATCTTCACGGCGATGACCTCCCACTTTTCGTTATATATGAATCGTCTTGTCAGGACCTCCTGCTGCTTAATACTCTCGAGTTTACGAATGCGGGCATTCGCTCTTTCCCGCTCAGCAATCAATTCATCCCACTCTTCGTTCGCCTCTCGGATAAGTTCATCGAGTCTTGCTATCTTATCAGAGATATCGACAGGACTACCGCCGCTGATGCGGTCTTTCGTATAGTCCAGTGCCCGTATGCAGCAGATATCTCGTTGAAGCTGTGATATCTGTGCGTCCTTCATCCGAAGCCTGATATCAAGACTGCGGACGTACTCAAGATACTCCTTCGCATTCATGCTGTACCTCCTAATCATCGATATAGTAGTAAGCGTCATCAAGCTTTCGCTCAGCATCCTCAATCGCGATGAGTGCTTGCTCTACCCGCTCCCCATACCGTCATAAGCGCATAACAGGTTCTTTACCTCCGACAAGTCAAGCATTATACGTATTAGCCTGGTCGTTACCTCGCCCATCATTACGACTCCTCCTTCAGCTTAATCAGCATTTCGATATACTGCTTTGCCTTCTGTAGATCCTTAAGTGGTGTACCCTTCTTTGGGTATCGGTAGAGATACTTTATAACCGCTCCGAGATAGTACGCTTCCTTGCCTTCTGCGCCTTGCGTAATCTCACCTATAATCTCTTCGCACTCACGGCCTCTCCAGGTGTAATGGTTCGGACTCTTAATATCGTCCGCTTCAATCTGTCCGTTTATGGGGCTTCTTGTTACATTCGTCATTATCGGCCCTCCGGATTACGGTATATGGTGATACCCATCACCGGCAGCTCTTCGCCTTCTACATATACTCGAATTAGGCTGCCTTTATATAAGTCAAGATGATCCACGGAAGACGGTACGAAGGCAAACAGGGATTTACCCACGAAGACCGATTTACCGTCTGTACCATAGGCAATCTTTTTTGCAACCAGGTTCCTGCCGAAGGTACTCGTGTCCCCTGTATCGAAGGCGATTACGGAGTCCTTACCCGTCAGATAGTCCTTCATAACGTCCGCTATTCGACCCTCCTTTTCGTCTGCTCTAAACGGATGCGGGCAATCCTGCGGCAGCCGTATGAGGACATGTGACGATGCGGCCACAAAGCCTACGTCTGGAATGTCTTGAATGCGGAACCGTTCACCGTCTTTCTGAGCCGCTTCCCACAGCTTATATATACTGCTCACCAATTTCTTTTGAATGTTATTCATTATTTTTGTGCTCCTTTCACCTTATCAATTCGTGCCTTTAGGCTCTGTAATACGTACTCTTGTGCATCGGCTTTCTGCTCTAACGCCGCCATCATATCCTCATCTCTCGTCCCGATGCTGATGAGATGATGAATGATGACCTTCTCTTTTTGCCCTTGCCGATGCAAGCGTTTGTTTGCCTGTTGATATAATTCCAAGCTCCAGTTAAGTCCGAACCATATGACGTGATTGCCGCCGTCTTGAAGGTTAAGGCCATATGCCGTACTGGCGGGGTGTGCTAGTAGAACGTCAATCTTTCCCTCGTTCCAGGCTCGCTCTTCCGTCGCCCCTTTAAGCTCCCTCACGACTAATCTTGATTTAGCAAGGCTCTTTTTCAAGCGTTCAAGGTCATGCTTGAAATTGTAGAACACCAGTACCGGCTTACCGTTTAGCTGTTCTATAAGCTCTTTAAACGCTTCTATCTTGCAGTTGTGAATCTCATGTACTCCTCGATTCTCGTCATAGACGGCTCCGTTTGCCAGTTGCTGAAGTTTAGTAGACAGGGCCGCCGCCGAGGCCGCCGTAATTTCTTCTTCGCCATCTACAAGCTCAAGGACCATCTCCCGTTCCATCGTGTCGTATTCTCTCTTCGCCCTGGCGTCAAGCCGTACCGGCACAATGTCGCTAATAACAGGCGGTAGAGTCAGATAATCTTCTGACTTCATCGATACACATATCGGGGATATAGCCTTCATAATATCTTCCTCGGCGTGTTCTCTCGGCTTATAGCTGTAGATGACCGTATGGGACCTCTGGTCCGGCTCGAAGTAATGATCCCGAAAGCTTGTATAGGTTCTTCCGAGAGATTCGCCCTTATCGATGAGGTACACCTGAGCCCATAAGTCGATGAGACCCTTTGGTGTCGGCGTACCGGTGAGAAGTACCATGCGGTCGATGCGGTCGTACATTCTAGCCAGGGCCTTGAACCGCTTCGCCTGATGGTTCTTGAAACTGCTCGACTCATCAACAACGACCATATCGAAGGGCCAGGCGTTCTTATAATAGTCTGTTAACCATACAACGTTGTCTCGATTGATGATGTAGACGTCGGCATCTGACTGTAAGGCTGCCGTTCGTTCTTTAAGTGCTCCCAGGACGGTCGAGATTCGAAGAAGACCAAGGCCGCTCCACTTCGCCGCTTCCCTCTGCCATGTCGCCTCGGCTACCTTCTTCGGGGCAATGATAAGAACCTTCTTCACGGCGAATCGGTTATACTTTAATTCGTATATCGCCTGTAAGGTGATGATTGTCTTGCCTAATCCCATATCGAGATACAGCCCTAGCTTCTTCTGACCGATAACCCTATGAATGCAGTACGCTTGATATGGATGCGGCTTAAAGTCCATAGTTAGCCGCTCCGTGCCGTAGGTACTCCTTAACGGCAGCTGCTCCGTACAAGACACGGACCTCGCACCGTCGTGCCTCGAGGGCTCGTATCTGTAACTTCTGTACCTTGGACAGTACCCCCGCTTCGGTCTTTAATTCGACAAAGTCAATCTTCCCGTTCGGCCACACAACAATCCGATCAGGTACTCCGACGTTTCCGGGGGATACGAACTTATACGCCTTACCGCCAAGGTTCTTCACCCCGTCGACCAGTTTCTTCTCAATGGTTTTCTCCCACATGTTTTTCCTCCCGTTTTTAGTCTGTGCACGTTCTCTCCCGCGCGCGTATATGAGGGTCCATACAAAGGCTGTATAGAGGTGTATATATCCTTTAATTTCCTTTACAGCCTTTCTTTTACCCTTTTTATTAATTATTGTGAACACTGTGAACAAATACCTATAAACATAGATAGGTACTAGGTTTTTCTGTGCACATTCTTTGTTCACATTCTTAAAATCTGTTCACATTTAGAATGTGAACAAAAACGGGTAGAATGTGAACAGATAAATGAGAACGTGCACGCCGTAATTGAGAATGTGAACATTATTATTGAAGCTTATTTTCATTAATTGCAAACCCTCTTTGCCGTCCGTATTCCCCAAATCGGAATATTCTACTGCCGCCTTGCGTGTACGGTGAGTCTAGGAGAATCTGGTTTATCTCTCTGGCTTCGTTCTTCTTCATTCGTGCCGGGTCCTGTCCGAAACATTCATACCACACCTCTACTGCGCACACACGATCACGATATTCGAGGTCCTCGCTTTGGGTATGGCCGCCCATCGTTAAGTACGTACGCCTTGCTGAACGGCTCATCGTATTCCAGTTCTTCGGCACTTTCTGAAGTAGGAATTCGTTGATGATACCCGCCTTCGTATTCGACTCCATATGCGTTTCTCTCGCCGCTTCGGCTAATCTCAGTACGTCTTCATTGTCCTCGATTATTAGCGACTCACCGCCACGGTACCGCACGACCGCCTCGGCCCAAATCTGGTCCACTTCCCCAGGGAGATTGTTATGTACGGACTTCGTAGGCTTCTGCGATTCTAAGTCAATCGGCCAGAAGCGACGATTCCCTGTAATATCCTTCAAGAACTCATACTGATTCGTACTGCCGAAGAACACGCACCGTCTCGGATACTCTTGAGTCCGTCGGCCGTATGCCTGTCTGAACACGTCCACCTGACGAGATAGGAACTGCTTCGACGCATTCTCCTCAGCTTTGGTGTATCCTGCCATTTCTCCCGCTTCTATAATCCACTTGCCCTGGATATTTTCAGCGGCTTCTTTACCTTCAAACGTACTTAGCCCGTCGGCGTACCATTTCTTCCCTAGAGTACGAATTAGGGTACTCTTACCTGCGCCCTGGCGTCCGATAAGAATCGGCATAGTGTCATACTTGCACCCGGGCTCATAGGCCCGTGCTACAGCTGCTGTGATGGATTTACGGGCTACGGCTCGAGTATAGACGTTGTCCTCGGCTCCAAGATAGTCGATGAAGAGCGTATCGAGCCGAGCGACTCTGTCCCACGTAAGGCCGTTCAAGTAATCTAGGACTTCATTGAAGCCGTTTTGTTCGGCGCACATGATCATGGCATCTTGTACCTTATCTCGACCAGTCACGTCGTACTTATTCTCAAGGTACCACCGCAGCCCTGCATCATCGGCATCCGTCCAAAGCCTCGTACCCGGCTGCATGTTCCACGGAAGAGCCCCCTTGGCTACATACCGACTGCCGAAGCGGTCATAAGCGATTCGCCCCGAAAGAGCCTGGTCATGTACGAGAATCTTCAGCATATTATCGAGCGTCGGTTTGACCCGTCCGTTGTCGTCATACTTAAGCGTCGAGGTCTTCATCCACTCGACGTCGGTCAGTGCGTTCGGGCTAAGGTCCGTGAGCTCTTGCTTACCCTTTTCTTCCTTTTGTATAAGGTCAGCGAAGACGTTCTGCGCCGACTCTTGAGCCCTGGCGGCGTTTAGTTCAGCAACAACAGCCATATCCTTCATCGCAAGCTTGGTCATGGCCGTATAAGACGGCAGCTTATGAACAGGCGTGCCGTCTTTGGCCGCCTCGTCCAGGTCGTGGAACTTATGAAGCCGTACAAGGTCGAAGGCGTTCACGAGCTGACCGCAGCACGGGTCGGTGTTGTGGTGGCTATATAAGAACTGGCCATCGTCGTAGATAACCGCCCCCGCTACCGTTGAGCCTGTCGCAAAGGTCAGACGGTCCGATGAGCCTTCTACCTCTACATAGGCGTGAGGTAGATACTCATCAAGAGCCTCACGGATACCGTAGACCCGGCAGAAGGCTCCGACGATACCGTGCTTCGTCTTCGGATCGCCTTGCTTAGACAGTAGCTGTCGTTCACGTTGGCCCGCTTCATGCCCCGGCACCTGCGGCCACGACCGAATGTCGTGCCAATCTTCATACTCAGCGAGCACCGCATCTACCGAGATAAGCGGGCCGTCGCCCGTCCGAAAGACGTATGGTGCGTCCTTCGGACAACTCGGCCAGTACATGAGCCTGGATGCTTCGAACGTCGTGCCGTCGCACATGTCGATACCGATATGTGAGGCTACCTTACGAGCGACAGGCTCGTATTCTTCAGGTGTCATCGTCCGATCCGTCGGCATGACAATCCGAAGCCTCGGACGGTGCTCCGTATGAGAGCGTGTCGAGTAAACGGCGTATGTCATGCCGAGTAGCCCTAAGACTCGAAGTACGTCATCAGTGCCCCCGGGCGGTATCGTGTCAAGGTCAAGCGTAATGAGGTCACGACCCGTCACATTAATGGCCTTACGCTGAAGGCCGTTGAGCGTACCGCCGACGAAGCCGCCGATGTCTTTGAGCTTGCCCTGGTCGGCCTTCTTCATCTTGTGGTACTCTTCCACGGTCTCTTTCGTTCGTACGGGGGTCTTGAGGCGGTCACACAGTTCGGACCAGAGCATCGTTGTCTGTGTCCACTGCTTAGACCATCGGCTTGCCCCTATGCTGATTGATATTTTTTTGTCGATATTCATATCCATCAGTCCTTCATGTAGTAGTCATTCGTAAATCCCGCCGCCGTAAGCACCAGTCCTTCCGCCCAAGGTATCGGAAGCGCAAACGTCTTCTCGACGATATCAAGATACTCACTTGCCTCGTCCTTCGGCACCTCGATAACCGCTTCGTCGTGAATGTGCATAATAGCCGGAAGGCCGTTGCCTGATAACCGTGTCAGCGTAAGCGCCAAGCAGTCACGAGCGACGGCCTGTGTGATATTTTCGACGAGCTTACCGCCGTAAGTTGATTCTGTAACCCAAGCGTTATTGAGCTGAGTCTTGAAGTGTACCGCTTCCTTGTCGAAGTTGTTCAGCTTGATATGCGGATCGGGATAGAAGAGCTTACGCCCCGACGGCAGTTCAATCGTTAGGTACCGATAGCCGTAGAACGGGTCGACTTCCAGGCGAAACGTAATGCCGTGTTCAAGCGTCATCGGATTACCGGTCGTAACCGTATACACGGCAGCCTTTTCGACTGTGTACCAGAGTTCTTTAATCTTCGGAGATGCTTGCCGCCAGAGCTCTACGATATTCGGCAGCTCTTCTTCGGTGAGCCCCATGTCGAGGGCCCCCATAGCCTTCAAAGCGTTGACTCCGCCTTGATAGCCGAGGGCCAGTTCCGCTACTTTTCCCTTCTGCCTTAAGTGTCCGTTCACGCCGTGCTTCACGACCGGCACGCCGAACATCGATGATGCCGACGCGCAATAGATGTCACCGCCTTCAGCAAAGACCTTTTGCCGCCAAGTCTCGCCTGACAGCCAGGCAATGACACGAGCCTCAATCGCTGAGAAGTCGGCTACGCATAACGTATATCCTTCCTTAGCGATAATGGCCGTTCTGATGAGCTGAGAGAGCGTATCGGAGACGTCTCCGAATAAGAGCCCTAGGCCTACTCGATTAGACGCCTTGACGAGGTCACGAGCGATGTCGAGGTTCGTAATGTAGTTCCTCGGCAGGTTCTGCACTTGTAAGAGCCGTCCCGCCCATCGTCCGGTACGGTTCGCCCCGTAAAACTGTAGCGTGCCTCGCAGACGACCGTCATTGCCCGTGGCGCTTGCCATCATCTCGTACTTCGATACGGACGACTTGGCAAGTTTCTTACGAATGGTGAGGACCTTCTTCGCTACGTCGTCAGCGTCTGTCATGGCTGCCGCAACTGAGTCTTTGGTGAGCTTCTCAAGTTCAAGATTCGTATTCGAATTGAGCCAATCGAGCAGTTGGTTACGGCTGTTCGGATTGCTAAGTCCTGTAAGCTCATAAGCCTCTTCAAGAAGTGCCTTCTTGTTCTCTTCATCGATAGCCAAGGCTCCGTCTACAAGCTGTCGGTCGATACCGACACCCGTAGCGTTCATACGAATATCAATTTGCCACTGCTTTTCGACTTCTTCAGGAACCGGGAACGCGGATAATCTCCTGTAGCACTCCATCTCAGTGACGACGTCTTGCATATTGTACATGCCGTAGGCGAACCACTTGTCAGGATCGTGCTTAGGCAGGTTACGAGTGCGGCCGCCGTTCTTCTTCGTCGGCTTACAAGGCACCGAGAAGTACCGTATAAGTGCTGCCCCTGCTTTATCCTTCATCTTGTCTTGAGTAAGCCCCAAGGCCTTGCCGAGTTTTGCCAGGCCCATCGGATAGCCGAGATACGCCCCGTGAATCATCGTGCACCGCCACTGTTCGACGAAGGTCTGATATCCGGCACGATTTAAGCACGTTATCTCGAACTGTGCGTTGTAAGCGTGCTTTATGACTTCAGGATTCCGTAAGTCTTTGACCACTTCATCAGGTATTGTCTCGCCTGACGCAAGGTCTACAACGTGGACCTCGCCGAAGTCGTAAGCGTAGGAAAAGAGTAATATCTCGAATTCTTCGGATTCGGAATATCGGTAAACGCCGAACGAGATGTCGTTCGGCGAATACGTTTCTATGTCAATGTTGAGATGCCTCATACAGGCCTACATCGGCTGACCGGTGATAGGATTAATCTGAGGAGCGGCGTCTGCACCGCCGTATACATTGGCAGCACTTCCCTGAGGAGCTCCGAATACCGATGCCGCTGAGATAGGTGCACCGCCAAGGGATTCACCGTCACGAACCTTCTGTACGGGACCAAGACTGCAACCGACACCTTGTGACTGATTGTCATAGTAATAGAAGTTCACAAGGACATTAGCGTACATGCCAGAGTAGACTTGTGTGTGATCCGTAATCGGATTGCCCGACATATCGACAACTTCAACCTTATACTTCGCATCTTGCCAAGCCGTGAAGCTCCAGTGGCCCTTCGCTTCAGGGCCGAATTCCTTACCGTTCTGGGTGTAACCGTCTCCGTCCCATACGGGCTGTTTCGGCTTAGCCGGTACACTCTTCGCACCGTACTTCTGACGGCCTTCTTCGATAGCTGCCGCAATAGCCGCATCAATAGCTTGCTTCTGAGCCACGTCGCTCTTCGGCAGAAGAATCGTAGTCGAATACTTCGGCTTAGACTGGTTGACTCCTGTGTACGGTTCCATGAGGTGTACATAAGACAGACGAACATTCTTGAGTAATACTTCTGTAGCTTTCGGTGTAAATGACATAATAGATACCTCCATGAATTAAGAATTAAATACGTCAGCTGCTGTCGGCTGGTTAGTTATCTTCGGCCGCTTGTCCGATTCTTCAACAAGCGTCGGCTTACCGGGGTTCTTCACGACGAGATTCCCAACAATCTCACCGAAGGCCTTCTTACCGACGGCCTTTTCCATTTGTGCCAGTGTCAGGACTCGACGTTCATATAAGATGCTCTCGTCGATGCCGTTCTTAATGAGCGTATCGACCGCCTCGTCTGTATCGGTAAATGCCCGGCTACCGCGACCTTCAACCGCTTTCCATCCCGGCACGTCTGCACCGGCCAACGACTCGGACAGGGCGTACTCTTTCATATCTTCGAGCCATGCGGCCATATCACGGCCACGCTTTAGATATTCACCAAGTTCCTCAAGCGTAATGAGCCTTGGGTCGTGCTGTGCTGACAGCCGCGGATACAGCGAGTCGTTCGACTCGTACCGCGTCTTGCACTGCTGCTTTGCTCTACAGAAGCGGCACCAATCACCTGCTTCAAACGTTCCGTTGCCCGATATGGCCGCTTCGGCCTTCGGTTTTACGACCTTCTCGCCCCACTCGATGAGCTCATCAGCAGTCATCGTAAACTCCGATATGTTGTTCACCCTTGGCTGCACGATGGTCATGTGAACGAACTTGAAGCGGTATAAGAGCGACAGCTCACTCATCGCCCCTAGAGCGTAGAGCATCATCTGCGGATTATGGTCCGCATCGACCACAACGCCTTTGCCGTGTTTATAATCAACAACGTGCAGCGTATCCCCGGCTAATACCAAGCAGTCGGCGGTTCCGAAGCCCTCGGGTACGTATCGACTGAAGTCGACCTTTTTCTCGGTGAGTATGACGGGCTTTACGGTGTAACTCATCGTAATGTCCTTAACGTAATCGAGATAGGCCTCTGATGTGCCTTCCATCTCAGGTTGCCAGAGCTCCGACTTCATGAGCTTATTTTTCATACTCGTGAGCTTACGTTTGGTGATTTCCCCTGTATAAGCCATGAGCTTTAACTCGCAGAGCTCATGAGCAAGCGTACCTTCTTGGGCGTAGACCGAGGTACTGTCAGGGAAGTCCTTCTCGAGAAGCGGGCTACCTGTACAATGTAGCCATCGGTGAGCCCCCGACGCCGATAATAGTGCGTGTTGAGTCGGCATTATATCGTCGCCCCCAATACCTTAAGCTCTTCAGCAAAGGCCGGGTATTGTTCCTTCGGAAGATCGACTAAGCTGACCACCTGGAACTTCGCCAGGAGCTCTTGAAGCTCTTTGAGCTTCGTGTTGATGAACGGCTGCATAGCCGCCTGAAGCTCTTCTAATTTATATTCTTTTTTTGTCGGTTCAGGTGCAGCCGCTTCCACTTTCGGTTCGTCGGGATCTACGCTCTGAGTCGTCCAGTTCTTCGGTGCTTCTACTATGACCCCGTTAGCCCTGTTGTCTACGAAGTCCTTCATCTCCTTCATAACGTCCTCTGTTGTGCCTTCGAAAGTAATTCTAATCATCGTCGTATCCTCCTTATTGTTCGTCTTGTTCGATTTCCTGTTTTAACGTGTTTCTTTGAGATAGCCGACCTTTGAACTCAATCGACATATCCGCTAATATCGAGTACACCTCGTCGAGTCCGTTCTGCTGGATCCAGTGTCGTAATTCGAGGTCTGCCTTCTCGTAATCTAGCTGTAATCGCCGTCTTGCCGAATACGCTGACGTGTTGACTACATCGATGACCTGCTTTAGCACCTTTCTGTTGCAGCCCTTTTCCTTCAATTCGCTTTCGTTATTCGCGTACCCGACAACTCGGCCAAGCTGAAAGCCGTAGGCCGTGTCAACAACGACTAGGGCACTGACGGGCACCCTACCGATAGGACCGAGGTCCTTCTCATAGAACTTGAACCAGTAGCCTTGCATCGGGAAGGTCTTCCGGTCAAGCGACGGTCCGCTACAATACTCATGAGTAACCTGTAGATACTTCATCATTCGTCTCCTTTGTGGTATAATACCGTTGAAATGTTTTTACATTTTTGGCCGTTCTCAGTTGCCGCTGAGAGCGGTCTTTTTCTGTTCTTCCAGGCATTCGTCAGGAATGCAGTAGTTTCTGTTCGGGCAGCCCTCACAACTCATCTCATCACCTCCTTCATATGAGGGCCGTCAGGGCAACAATAAGGTATATAACCACTACGCCGAGGCCTACTTCAGCCCCTTCTTTAAGGTAGTAAAGCGGTCCGCGAGACTCGCACCGAATTGTTCTTGACTTACAAGTCGACTGAAGTTCATAATATTTGTAGTTCACCCATTCGGGTGGCGATTGTAATGCGGTCGTTTTCATTCTGCTTTCTCCTTCCTTAATTCTTCGTCCCACTGGACAGACTCAAGAGATATATGATTGCGGATGAACATCGGCCCCCAGGTGCGAATGAACCACTTCCACCGATCGCCGAAGGTGACTACCAGAATCGCCTGATAATGCCTTGATAACGGTGCGCGGTTGAGATTGTTGAAGGCGGCTACGATAACCGCATCAACGATGACTCGGTCCGCGTAGTATCGGTATATCTCGATACCGCTTCCTTTCGCCGTCTCAGTAATGCAGGTGTTCATGATACTGACGGCGGTCTTGCTTAC